GAACATTTGGATCAACTGTTTGCCCTGTAAGAGCATCAGTGCCCGGAACCGGTGCTTTACCTGGTAAGGCACCTATACCTGCTGTTATACCAGATAAAGCAGCGGAAAGAACATTAGGATCAAACTCTTCGTTTTCATCTGTCGTTAAATAATCTCCAGCAACATCACCTGCAGTGGCTCCAAGCCCTGCACCCAAAGCAATTAAATATGGATTACCTGTCATTATACCAGCTATTAAAGCACCTATTTTACCACCACCGGCGGCACCAGCCATATTACCAAGAAAACCTAATTCTTTTGGCATTGCTTTAGATATTTGTCTTCTTAAAGGTTGTGCTAGCTCTTCACCTAAAAACTCACCAGCTGGGTCTAATATTTGTTCCTCTAAACCCTCTCCAAGAGGATCTAGTATATCTTCATCAACAAAATCAACAACGTCGCCTATTGGCTTGGATATCTCGTCTGGTATATACTTGTCTCTGATTCTTCTTAATCTGCTTCTTAAACCCATTAGATGTTTCCTATTAATTTATTGTGAATATGCAAGGCGCTTAAACTTGAAATGTAGCTTCTGTTTAATTTACTGTTTTTTATCATAAATTGCAACTATGATTCTGAACCTATATCAGGCATTTTAGCTACCTTTATATAGACACTTCTAGATATATCTTCTCGTTTTGTGTCTGTATTGGGGTCATTTACGTCAGCGTCACCTTCTGCATCAGAGTCATACTCTTTATTTGTTTTTGTGTTTTTTAATACGACAGTCGTATCTACTTTTATTTTAGCTACTTTCTTATCACCCTCGTATAGCCATGCTACTGATCCTGGTTCTTCAAATGACATATTTCCTCCTAGTCTCTTGTTATTTCCAAATACGACAGAACGACGTGTAAATCGTTAGCATTCTCTGCCTGTACCTTTATAACTTCACTTTCGTCACAAACCAAGGGTTGTGTCAATAGTTCAGTTGTTGTTTTAGCAGCTATGTCTTTTTGTTTAAACAAGCTGAATATTGTACCACTAGAATTAACTAATGTCACTGTAATCTCGCACGCGTTGCTCGCATCATCATTTGATACTATAAAAGACTTGACTACAGATACTGTTTCTGCAGGCACTGTATACAGTGTAGTTAGGTCTGTGGTAGTTAAATCTACTTTTGAATTTTTGTATCTATTTGCCATTTATCCTAAAAACCATGTTTGCTGTTGTTGGTCATCTTTCACGCTTTGCTGATAAGTTGTGTTTAGTTGTTGTATTATAGTTGCAATACTTCTGTTAATTTGTCTTTGTGTGCTGGTATCATACTTATCTTTTGGTTCTGGTATATCTACTATAATTTTTGTCATTATCTACCTCCGTCTGGTTTTACATCAAGGGCTAATGTGCCGTATCTCCAAGCTTCATTTACCGCTGTGTTTGCTATCTTTACGTTTACAAAACGACCTCTTGCTCTTGTATCTATTTTTGTTGTGCTTGATGTTATAGTAAAAGGACTATGTGTAGATGACGATTCTGTAGAAGACGGAAAATCTTTTACAGATAAAGTTACTGCTGCATTACCATTCAATGTTTTAAAGTCAGGTATAAATCTACCTACTGAAACAAACTTACTAGCTGTGCCTTCTTGACCCTGTAGATCAAAATCGTAAGATTGTAAGTTAGATGTAATTGTAGTGACAGTGCCATCTTCGTTTGTTTGATCTGTGCCTACTTCGTGTTGAAAATATTTTGTTTGTCCAAGACCACTTTCACCAAGTAATACAGGAAAAGTACCTGTGCTGGTTGTGTCAAATTTTGTAGCATATGGTTTTTCATATACTTTACTATCCATCCACGAGGTTCTTGATTCTGTATGCATTGCCCAAATACCACCTGGAACCTCAGCTGATTCTGCATAATTGTAAGATACCGCTCTACTGTTAAAATCTGTGTTTGCCGGATACCACCAAGTTATTTCTGTAAATAAACTATTAAGGCCTGCTGCAACTTGTTGTCCTTTTGTTGTATCAAAATTATCAAACACTTCGTCTTCTACTGAGCATGGTAATGTTTTAACTGTACCATCATAGTATAAAAATCCTTTTGATGTCATCCAATATGCAACACCATCTACTACTACAGCTGCGTTCTTGCCAATCAAACCACAGTTAGTGCCAACTTGTTCTATTCCAAAAACAAACGGCTGACCTACATTTCTAACTGTATACAAAGCATTATCTGTCCAAACTAATATGTCTTCTTTTCTTTGTAAGGCTCCTATTATTTTTGTGCCGTCTTGCAATCGCAATGTGCCTGCTGTGTTAGTAGAACTAGGTGTAAATGTATTTATATCTTCTGATGCTGAAAAACGTATAAACATATCATCTTGTGTAGACGCTGTGCCTATGGTTGTTTCAGTGCCAAGGTGTATTAAGTGTCTAGTCGTAGGTGATATAAGCGTCAATCTTGATGCGGTTGGATTATTGCTTGTTGCAAAATTAGTTGTAGATTTTGATGCTCTTACTGTAGTTGGTGTGGTCGCCCCTGCATTCCAAGTAAAAGTTTCACCGTTTGCAATAGTTGCTACTAACACTTCACCAAAATTTGTAAGTGACCAAAGACCTGGTTCTAGCGTTGTTTGATTTGCAGGAACTGCAACACCCCAACCGCTGTAATCAGATGCATTTGTAACTGTAGCACCATTAGCGTGTGTTGTAGCACTTGTGCCGTTGGTGCCTCTTGTTAGTCCTGTTAAATCGTTACTAGACTTACCAGAGTATGTTATTAATTCAGTGCCAATAAGTATTGTGCCGGATGTTGGAAAAGCAGCTCCACTCGTAAGAGTTAAAGTTGTATCACTATTACTAAATGTACCACCCTCATTTATTGTTGATGTAACAGCACCAGCAAGATCACCACCCCAAGGACCCACACCCCAACCATATCCGTATGTTTGTTTCTGTGGTCCAACCTTTGTATATACTTCAAGTGTTTTTAACCCACCGGTTGATACAGTTGCACTTGCCGCAGCACTTGATGTTATTGTAAATGTTTTAGGACTAGGAACTGTATTGACCATAAACTTTGCGTCTTCAAAGTTTGATGCACTAAGCCCCGTTCCACTAGGCAAGGTTACAGAGTCAAGTAGAATTATATCACCTACCTCTAAAGTATGTGCTGAACCTGTAGTAACTGTAATTGCAGTTGATTCGTCTGTAGTTGCAAGCGTGCAACTGGTTTGTCTAAGACCTGCATCAAAAGGAGATATATCAAACAACTGTCCTTCAAAGTATAGTAATAAAAATTTATCGGTGCCAAGTGCAATGTATCTGTTGCCTGTTGTATCTACAAACGAGTGTTGATTTCTAACAACACCAACAATACTTTCATTTACTAATGATGCCCAACCACCAACTTTTTCTGGTAAGCCATATCTAAAACGTACATTGTCACTATCAATCCAACGGTTCTCTGCACCTTTGGTTGTGTTTTGTTTATCTATTCCAGGTATAATATCGAAGTTGATAAGAGCCATGTAAACCTCTTATGTTCCAGCAAAATGCTTCTTGACCCAACCTTTTGTTGAATTTGCGTATACAAGTGTAAAGCTTTGTCCATTTGTACTAACAGTTAAATCACTGGCGCTACCTTGTATAGGCTGACTGTTTCTACCAATAGTTAAATTGTTAGAGTTAAAACTAAGTTTGCCGTCTAAGAAGTGCACCTCGTTACCAACTGCAGGACTTGCTGGTAGTGTGACAGTTACTGCAGCAGAACTGGTGTCAACAATAACTTGATCGCCGTTTACAGCAGTATAAGCATTAGTTGTGGTTACATAACCTTTTTGTGTAATACCTGTAATTACGTTTGTGCCATCAACAATCACAAGCATAGTAGATCCAACCGGCATAGTTACACCTGTGCCTGAGCTTGTTTTAATTGTTACAGTATAATGACTCGAGCTTCTAGTAGTGCCATCAACTACTAAATATGTTTTCTCGCAAGAGTCTGGAAATATCAAACTTCTGTTTGCTGATAACGTGCCTGTAAGTTTTATAACTTTGTTACGACCATCTGATGCAGAACCATCACTGATAGCTGGTGTTTGATTGCCAGATGCTAAACTAAGTTCAACATAGCCACCTACAGCTTGTTCTACTAAATCAAGATTTGTATTAGTAACTGTACCCCATAAACCGGCCTTTTCACCGGTGGTCATTTTTTCAAGTTTTAATGATGTAGAAAATGATGATGCCATAATTACTTATATCCTATGCTGCCACTTCTGTCCATGTTTGACTTGCGTTCAAGTTTATATCATTCCAAGTAACAACACCAGCGCTAGTTGTTGTTATGGTTAGTGAACTACCTGTAGGCACAACCACACAATCCGCTGTAATTGTAACTGTTCCAGAGCTTGCAGTAACAAGGTTAGTGCCAGGTATATTAATTGAACCAGCTTTATAGTTACCTGTACCTGCAGAAACAGTAACTGAATTACCGGTTAATGAAACAGCGGCTGCTGCAGTAATTGTGCTATCACCAATACTTGCTGTTACATTACTACCATCTACAGTTACAACCGCTCCAGCTGTTATCGTTACGCTACCAGTAGCACCTGTAACCGCGTTGCCCGTTACGGTATGCTCGGCAACACCACTAATGGTAACGTCACCTATAGATATTGTGTTCTCGTTACCTGTTACGGCAACAAATGTTTCTTCGTTGCCTGTGCTGGCAAACGTTGTTGCTGCAAAGGGGCGACTACTAAACATTAGCTATCACTCAATGTGCTTACATCAAAACTACTATCAGTAGTTTCTACAACGGCGTCAGCCGTCCATACAGTGTACTTTTTATTATACATATCATCCCAATGAGCAACGTCAAATAAACCAAGTATCTCAGCTTTAGTGTAACCACTAGGTGCTTTTGATGGCTCGTCTATTTTAACATTACCACTAAATGTGTGTGGATGTGAACCTTTGGTGTACTTATATTGTACCGACCATTCAATCACATTCCCGTCAGCGTTTTTTTTAGGAATTGTTGATACCCATGCTTTTGTTGCGTCGCTTGCGTGTGTCATCTTATGCGTCCTCTAATGCTTTTACTTTTGTTGATAATTCTTTGATCGCATTTACCAAAATTGGTATTAATCTTTCATATTTTAAACTAACTTGCATTGCATCGTTTTTATGAAAAATTAAATTAGTTTCATCATCAGTTTTATACCCTAATGCTTCTTCAATAGCCTGAACATCTTGAGCCATAAATCCGATATTTAATTTATTTTTCTTTTTACTACCATCAGGAGTAGCGGCTAAAACTTGTTCTGCTGTTGGGTGATTCTCACAATACCAAACTCTTTTATCCCATCTATAAGTTTTAGGTTGAAGTTGTTCAATAAAATTTAAACCGTGTGAGAAGTTTTCTATATCAGCTTTGTCTCTTTTGTCAGAAGAAGATATTGAACTATCAGCACAATAAAAATCTGTAATATTAGCATCACCTAAAATAATTCTATTACTTTCAGTAGTTGTTTGGGCAATACTATTACTAGTTCCAGCATCGTGTCCAATCATTATGTTATTACTTCCCGTAGTCATAGCGTTCGCGGCGTCCATA